ATAGTCTCGCCACATTTTAAAAATAGAAAGAAAAAATGCACCCCAAACAATTCAGAGTACAAATTTATGCATATCAATACCATGCAGATTTTGTTATAGAAAGCCTCGATGGCCCATTAGATATCGAAAATGCCATAGTTGACAAACTAGGAAAAAGAGATATAAAATGGGATTATCTTGGAGAAATGATGAATCCCAAGATAAACCGAATAACCTATGAGGAGGTTATAAATGGAGAACATGATGCAACATCTAAACGACCTTTACGTGAAGAAGAGAGGTCTGGATCTCGAGTGGGAACAGGAGCATCTTAAAGAGGGTAGATATACTCTCAATATGGTTAAAATTGACAGAAGAGTCAGAGACGTAATTAGCCATATTAAAATTGCAGAGGCTCAAAAAGAGCATTTGCAAAATAAGATAGAAGGCTCTGAACCACAAGTTTCTGTAGCTACTTAATAAAAAGCTACATCGTTGGAAAAATCCAATCCACATTGCAGGCCCTCTTGCGCTCTACTTAAATCTACTATATAAACTAATCACTATACAATTAA